ACCCAGCGTACCAAGTGTGACCGAGGAAGTGAACCCTATTGTCAAAGGGGCCACTTGCTTCGCGATGCGAGTCCGATATCGAACTCTTTTCAGCACTGATGATGAAACCTAGTTCGGCCGCATAACCGGCTAGATCCCCGAGACTGAAGCGCTGATCAGACGCAAAAATCACGTCATCACCAAGAATAAGCACCCTATCCGACTTGGCTGCCATTCCTGTTGCTCGAATCAACACATAGTTCAACAGGAGTAGATTAACTACACTGCCCACCAACGAGGTAAAAGCAGATCCACTCGGGATTCCTTTGTGTTTTTGGAATACTGTTCCATCAGGTGTGATTATACGCGAATGAATGAAGTCGCTCACGTACCTGTTCCACACATCACGTGATTCGTCGTCAAATTCAATGTGAGTTCGTAGCACACGAAACACATCGTCAAGCATGAACGACGGCACACTGGCGTCAAACGCTGAATAATCCAGCGAATAGACGTAACGAAACCGTGACTGGAGCTCGGCTACCAAGGCACCCTTCTCGACTGCCCGTAGACCGATTGCGAATGGACGCCTTCTCTCCAGGTTCGCATGGACTCTCTTTGAGAAAGCCGCACCCACAATACTCGTGATGAGCGACGCCATCCATACGAGGCGAGTTTTTGGACCAAACGCCCCAGGCTGTACGCGACGACCGAACATATAAGGATCGAAACCCCGATGCCCAGACCATACACGTTGTGCAGCCCGATGAGCTTTGTCCAATACTTCACGGTTACGTGTGAAGTAAGGAGCACCAGCATAATTAGACTTATGAATGAAGCGAGCCACCACTTCATCCAATGGATAAGGCTTTCGCCCTCCATCCGAGTTACCCGCTGCACGGAGCGTTGCAGAAAACGCATCCCCGTAACTCCGGGCATACCACGGTCGTCCTGCTCCGAGTCGAGGCTGATCTCCAGGGCCCGAACGGGATATGGCAGTTCTCCCGTCCTCAGCGTTAGCGCCTTCATCAGAAGATCCCAACACTCTGGACAATGATGACGATGATGTTCCTCGTCGTTGTTCTCCTGGTTCACTTCCTGTGTCGGTGCCATCGGAATACTCCGACGACCGAACTCCTTTGGAACCTCCAGTTTCGCGCCTGCATGCGCAGACTCCGATTCCAGAGACGGTGACCTGATCGTATCCGGCGCCTGAAACACCGGATCTAAGAGGATGGATTGGGCATCCATATCTAGAGAGCCCTTCCGCCACCCATTCAGGGGATGTGACACTTCGATTATCCCTCCGATCGATCAGATCTGCAGTCTGTGACTTCAGCCTCCGTTCGATACCACGATCTCGAGAAACTTTAGTCACCGGTTGACTGAGACTCTGCCTCGCCCGAACCCAATTTGGATTCGAACTGCGGTATTGCCCCAGGCTATTAAGCCCGGCCCGCGCGTGCAAGTCGTGAAGATTCACGGCACGCTCCCTTCTGAATCGAGCCAATGTGCGTCACAGTCGGCGGCTCAGTACCAACTGAGAAGGTGAGTTGAGTAGACTCACAGTGTCATATTGCTTACTCAAGGCAAGACAGGCTCTTTGTGCTAATCTCCGTCACGAGAAAAAGAGAGGAAAGAAATCTTCCATGGGTTAAGCCCACCACTCTCATCCATAAGGATGGTA